TAAACGAAAAAGGAGTTAATTATGGCTGGCGAAACCACAACTTTGCTGTCACAGGATAACACCGACAACAGCGGGAATCAGGGATCGACAGAACAAGCAACAAAAGTTGTAACAACCGATCAGCAAGGCGGTACCAATCAGCAAGCTAGTACCGATCAGCAGGCCGGTACCGATCAACAGGCTGGTGCGCCGGAAGCATATGCGGATTTTAAGCTTCCGGAAGGCGCGACAATGGATAAAGAAGCGATTAGCGCTTTTATCCCTCTTGCTAAAGAATATGGGTTGACGCAAGAGAAAGCGCAAAAGCTTGTTGATTTTTATAACGCTCAGATAAACGGCGGTTTAGCGCAACAGGAAAAATTGCTAAACGACACTGAAGCTCAATGGATCGAAAAGGCCAAGAGCCATAAAGAGTATGGCGGGCCTAAATTTCAGGAGAGTGTCGGTGTATCCAGCGGATTCGCAAAGCAGTTTTTCAATGCAGACGCATTGCAGATTTTGAGCCTGTCTAGATTGGCAAATAATCCGGATGTATGGTCCGGTTTTGTTGCGGCAGGGAAACATGTTCAAGCGTTAACAAACAAAATTAAAGAATTAACTGGTGAGGATACGCTCATTCCTGGTGGCCAGGTAAATGACAAAAAGACCGCCTTGGATATTCGGTATCCCACGATGAAATAACAAGGAGATTAATCAATGACAACCGTAGGCGATCAGTATATGACTTTAACCGATTACGCAAATCGGCTTGACCCGAACGGCGCAATCGCTGAAATTGCGGAAGTTTTGCAAGAAACAAACGAGATTCTAGACGACATGATCTGGAAGGAAGGAAACTTGACAACCGGCGAGAAACACACAATTCGGACCGGTCTTCCTTCCGTTACATGGCGCGAATTGTATGGAGGCATTCAACCATCAAAATCAACGACTCGACAAGTCGTTGATACGTGCGGTGCGATCGAAGCCTTGTCTAAAGTCGATGTCGGACTGATCGAGTTGAGCGCAAACGAGAAAGCCACACGGGCGACCGAAGATGACGCGTTTGTCGAATCGATGTCTCAGGAATTGGGAACGTCGTTGTTTTACTACTCAATAAAAACAGATCCGGAAAAAATTACTGGTTTTACACCGCGCTACAACCAATTGCCGACTCTCGCGAAACACGATGATTTCAGGGACAACGTGATTACCGGGGCCGGTTCCGGTTCGGTTAATACGTCAATTTGGTTGGTGTGCTGGGGTCCGCGGTCCGTGTTCGGTATTTTCCCCAAGAACACCAAAACCGGGTTGCAGCAGGAAGATTTAGGAAAACAGCTTGTTACCGCTGACGGCGGCGGCGAGTACCTGGCGTATGTCACCCATTTTAAATGGCTGGTTGGTTTGGCTATTAAAAACTGGAAGTACGTTGCCCGGATTTGCAATATCGACGTAACGACTTTGAAAGAAGATTTGTCTTCTGGCGCTGACATTATTAAGCTGATGATCAAGGCGTACTACAAGATTCCGCGGGCGAACCAGGGTAGTAAGATGGTGTTTTACGCTAATAACACGATCGCTGAGTTTCTGCATCAACAAGCGCGGAACAAGACCAACGTGAATTTGACGCTGGACACAGTTGACGGCAAACCCATCACCAAATGTCTCGGTATCCCGATTAAGCGGTGTGATGCGCTCTTGAATACCGAATCGGCTGTTGCCGCGTAAACACATGATAATGAGTTGGTGATTTAAAAACGTTTAAAACGTGGAGAGAAAAGCATGATTTTAAGTAAAGAAGATAAGTTTTCGGATGATCAGGCGGTTACCGTTACGGTGGCGTCCACCAATGTTATTGATTTTGGTACGGCGGAATCCGGCGATGGTACCGTGAAAGAACTGGTCGTTCAGGTAACTGAGGATTTTACCGCTGCAGGAGCTGCAACGTTGGGCGTCAAGGTACAAACCTCGGTTGATGAAGTGTTTTCGTCACCGATTGACGTTGTCGATCTCGGTACCATTGCCAAGGAAACCTTGATTGCCGGGTATCGGTTTCCGATCAGAGCGTTGCCACACGGTATGAAGCGCTGGGGCCGGTTGTACTACACGGTAACAACCGGTCCGATGACTGCCGGTAAGATTAATGCCGGTATCGCGTTGGATGCTCAAACTAACGGCTAAACGTCGTTTGCTTTTAACGTTAAACAAAGGAGGTAATTCTTGTGGCAATGAAACGATTTAGGCCAAAAGTGGAGTGTTTTCACGATGGTCGGTATTGGACACCGTACCGAGATCAGGTGTTGGTGGCTGAAAAAGCGCCAGTCCATTTCGAAGAAATCGGAAAGGGAGTTGGTAAGAAAGATTTTAAAGAAAGGGCTGACACTATGTCCAAAGAAGAGCGATTGGCTGAGATTATGGTGGCGGTAGGAAAGCTCGATAAAAATAATAAAGAGCTTTGGACGGGTGACGGAAAATCGAAGGTGGAAGCTGTAGAACAGGCTGTTCGGTTTGTTACGACACGTAAAGAGGTCGAAGATGCTTTGCGGCTTCAATCGCAAACGGATTTATTATAATCGTTAACCGTGAAAAGGGCTTCGGCCCTTTTCGCATTTATTGGTTAAAGAAATGGGTGTTTCAGTAGTTGGTATCTGTAATCTAGCGTTGTCGCACCTTAGTGCAGATTTAATTAATTCGCTATCGGACGCAACGAAAGAAGCAAGACAGTGTAATTTACTCTACGAATCTGCTAGAGATTTTGTTTTGCAAGACCATCCTTGGGGATTTTCAGAGCGACGAGTAGAACTATCGTTATTAAGTGAACAGCCGATTGGGTATTCCTATGCGTATCAGTACCCGACCGAGTGTTTACTTGCACGAAAGATTTATCAAGAAATCAAAACCGCAAAACCTATTAACTTTGAAGAGCAAATACAGGAAAACCTGACTAGCCGCATGATTGTAACCGATCAAGCTGACGCGGTCTTGGTTTACACGGCTAAAATAACGGATACGAACGTTTTTTCCCCGGTATTTACGACAACGCTGTCCTGGAAATTAGCCTCCGATTTGGCTAAACCGATAACAGGTAAGGCCAGTGTTAGCCTTGCCATGCTTCAAATCTACAACGCGTATCGAAACCGCGCTGTTATTGCCGACGCTACCGAAAGCCGTAGTAGCGTTGAAACGGAAAACGATTTTATTAAGGCCCGATCATGACTTTTGTTAATCAAGCTGCTTTTACGAGCGGAGAATTAACGCCGTCGTTACATGCGCGGGTTGATTTAGAAGGCTATCACAGTGGCGCGAAGCTGCTAAAAAACTTTATCGTTCATGCGCATGGAGGGGCTAGTAATCGGGCCGGAACTTATTTTGTCGGTGAAGTGTTCGATTCGACCCGTAGGTCATTGCTCGTACCGTTTCAGTTTTCTGTGATTCAGGCGTATGTACTGGAATTTAGTCACTACAAAATGCGTATTTTGAAAGACGGCGGTATTGTAGTGAACGTTGGAGTTCCGGTTGAAGTAGTTACCCCTTGGGCTGAAGCCGATTTGGATGATTTGTATTTCGCGCAAAGCGCAGATGTCTTGTATGTCGTGCATCCTAATTTTCCAATCAGGAAAATATCTCGTACGTCCCATATTGATTGGAGTATCAGTGTTATTGATTTTGTAGATGGCCCCTATGCGTCTGTTAGTTCGTTTGTTTGGGATACTCAGGATGTCGTGTTTTCGCCTGATAGCTGTTACTCCGATGTCAATTGGATTCAGAAAGCGGCTAAAATCGGGGCTGAAACCGACATTCGTTGCCTGATTGAGTTTAACGGTGAACTCTATGGCGGTACCGCGCCTAATGGTCTGCTTGTAAAATGGAACGGCGTGGATGCCTGGATTCAGAAAGCAGCCCAGATCGGGGCGGAAACCTACATTTTTAACCTGCTTGAGTTTAACGGCGAACTCTACGGCGGTACCTATCCCAATGGTCTGCTTGTAAAATGGAACGGCGTGGATGCCTGGATTCAGAAAGC